AGAACACTCTCCCTTGCTGCATACGTCCCTGTAACGGGCGGGCGCGAGCCATCTTATCTGTCAGCGGCTGCAGCACAGAGTACGGCGGATACTGTCTCCGCTCCTCCATGCGCTTCGCCAGCAGCGGCTTGATACTCTTCCAGATCTGCCCGTCCTCAAACCCGATCGACAGCGTCGCAGTCGGTTCCGACCCCCAGCGGCTGGCCGCGTCGAGAATCTCCTCTACAATCGTGAAACTGTCCTCCTTGAACCGGGTCACCTCCACGCAGTGCAGGTAATCATTCTCGTCCTGTATCAGGGTCACGCCCACGGTGAAGTCATTCTGCTGCTTCTCCCCGATCGCGAAGTCCCATGCCTGAAACACCTTCCTCCCATAATGGGACGGGGGTGTTGGTTCGAGCTTAATATACTCGTCCCGGAAATAAATACCTCCGTCTGGCACCGGGTTCTGCTGGTAGAGCGCGCTCCACACCCTCGGTGGCTGGTTGGCCTTGAGCTTACGAACCATCCGCTCGGTAAAGCGTTCCGGGTGCAGCGCCTCCCCGGGCATACGAAGAAGCGTATAAGTGTCATCAATCTTGTTGGGTACGGATACGCCTTTGATCCGTTGTGGCATACGCAACAGGTGGTGATCCTCATCCAGCGGCTCGTCGAACAGATCGATCAGATCAGTTTCATGGTTTACATACTCCCACTTCTCCGACTGTGCGGGGTAGCGGATAATCTGAAACTGGTCAATATCCTCAAACTCGTCGGGGTCCTGCGCTGCGTCCGCCATTCTCTGCTGCAGGCGGCCTGCGAGATCATCATCACTCCAGCAGGTTTGAATGAGTAAGACACCGCCGCCGGGTGCCAACCGTGAATACGCCGTTGACCAGTACCAGTCCCAGAGGGTATCCCTCGTGACAATACTGTCCGCCTCCTGCTGGTTCTTGATCGGATCATCAATCCCGAGAATGTGCGCGCCCTTACCGGTGATACCGCCACCCACACCTGCCGCAGTGAACCCACCCCCCGCCGTGGTGTTCCATGCCTCAGCACTCTGGGACTCCCTGTCTATCTGGCAACCGTCGAAAATTGCGGTGAAGCTGGGGTCACGAATAATCTCCCGCACCTTCCGTGAAAACTTCATCGGCAGGTCGAGGTTGTACCCACAATTAATAAATTCCCACTCCGGGTGGTGTCCGAGGCACCACGCAGGCCAGTCGATCGACCCGAGCTGGGATTTACCGTGCCGTGGAGGGACGAGGAGCATAAGCCGTGGGGACAACTTGTTCTCCACGTCCTCCTTGAACTTCTCCAGCCGACGGGCAATATCGTGGTGTACCCAGCCGGGGTCGTACAACGGCATGAAGCGCTTGGTAAACTCGATCAACGACCGTCTGGCCAAGACACGTCGCGCTATTTCACGACGGACCTTCGGGTCCAGTTCGTCGACGTACTGTGCGGGTTCGTCAGGGTTTATTCTGAAGGCCTTGGCGTCTTTGGCGGCCTTGGCGGCTTCGCGGGCGAGTCTTTTAGGGCCGGGTTTTGGGCCGGGTTTCATTGCGCGCCTGCAAACACTTCAGCGAACTCCCCTTCAATCATATCCGAGTCTTTATCGATCATTTCGAGCAGTTCGGCATCTGAAAGGGTCTCCAACTGGTCGACCGCCCGTCTGGCTGTGATGTTAATGTCGATAACGCGCTTCTCTGCCGCGTAATACCCACACATCCGTCCTATCTCCCTCCACCCGTTGACCATCGTGGCAGGTTCCGCCTGCAGTTTAGCCATGTCTATCGCCTCTAGCAGCCCGTCCATCACCTTCTTCCGGGTCATCTGGCTGGATTTCTCATACTTTCGCTGCAGGTAGGCCAGTCCTTCGTGGATTTTAGACATTTTCAGCAGGCGGTTGGCCGCAATGCTGGGGTCTGAGTAACCAGCGGAGCGTGCAGCGATCGTTTGGGTCTGTCCACGGAGCAGACCGTCGACAAACATCTTCTGCTTGTCCGTCAAACTCAGCAGCGGGTTGCCAGTGGCGACGGACGCTTTTGAAATCATGTTTCTGGTCATAAGCCCTGAAATTTTTTGCAGAATTTTTACCAGTCTACCCTGAATTTGGTTTTACTTGGCAAAAAAGAACAATGTTCCACGTGGAACATTATAAAATTTTTTTAAAAAGTCGGAAAATGTGCTGATTGAGGGTGTGTGGGGCCCCTCCCCCCTAACTCCACGCCACTACCCCACTTCGGGTTCGGATCTCCGTGCTTCGATAGGGGTCCCAAGGGCATTAGGTTGGAGTTTGTGAAGTTGGCAACGTGTCAACATAATCTGGAGCACCATCATGACTAACCAAGCCGTAGTAGTAGCAGAACTTGACGCCCTCGAAGAACTCGGAGCGCAGTCACGCATCTTCGCTGTCACCAAGTCCTCACTCCGTCGTGGCTGGGAGGGCGCTAGCCTCCCCGGCGTCATCGAGTCCCTGCAGGCTGAGGATGCAGCGCGTATCAACGACATCGGAGCCGCCCTCATCGCGCGTCGTCGCAGCTAACCTCAACCCCGTACTCTTTGTAGTACGGGGTTTTTCTTTGCTACCGTGTGTACTACCGGGCGTGGAGCCGGGTACTGGACACACAGCTTGATTGGATATCGTCCTTCGCTTACTAGTTAATTGGCCAGATCATTAGGTTGGGGATTGTGGTATAGGGTGGCCGGGTGGCTGCCCTAGCTAAAACAATATCGGAGTACGTCGTAATGAAAACTTTCGTCCCAACACAGCTCGGAATAACCGCTTTTGTTGAATCCAACCGGATAGACTTTGTTCTAGACGGTCCTAACATGGAAAACCCGGAGCGCTGTACCTTATACCGCAACAATCCGGAAGCTCCCCTGAAACTGGAGAGCAAGCAGTTTAAATTTGTCCGGAAGGTGCTGAATGAGGAAACTGGTGCAGTTAAGCAGATTGAAGTGAAATGGGGCCGCCGGGTCATCAGACTTGGTCGCCGTATCAAGGCACCGGGGGCTCCCAGCTTCTACAAAGGTCTTGAGGTCAGTAATTCTACGGCTCCGAAAACTGAAGCCGACCTCGCAGACGTTCTGGGAGCTTTTGGCGCATGATCAACGTCAGTAATGAAACGAGTGCTGCGGTTCTAGCAGCCTCGTATCGTCGCGAGCTGCAAGAGCTGGGTGGAATCCGGCATCTTGCGGCTTGGTTTCACATACCGATGCAAGAACTCCGCATCGGATTTCGTGAACACGATGAGGCTCGTGGCCGCATCACAGTCGAAGCGCTGAATCACGAACTATACGGCGCTTAACCTCAACCCCGGTGCTCAAACATCGGGGTTTTTTAATGCTACCGAGTATGCGGGTAGATCCTGGGGATTCAACACACACTAAACGCTTAAAGGGTGTGTGTGGTGGGTGTGGTGGGTGGGATAGGTGAGGTGTTTTATCCATTAGGTTGGTGTTTGTGTTGGCGTGTGTGATATGCGCCTTTTGATGATATGGAGAGTAATATGAATGTATTCCTTGCACACATTGATTTTATGCCGTTGTTCTACGGCGTGATCATGTTTTTGGGAATAGCTTACATGTATCACAAGCTATTGAATGGTCAATTCATCAGCGTAGGTATGGACATCTTTGTCTTCTGGCTCGTATTCAGCTTGCATGGTGGGACGATGGCAGGAGGATTCAGCGCAATGATTGCAGCATCACTGAGCAGTATGTTCTTCCCATGGATGTTTAGCAGGAGGATGAAGTAATGAAGGCTTTTACAAGGGAGCAATACAAAAATGCTCTTAAAGCCAATAACCTCACCCAAAAAGCCTTCGCTGAACTCACTGGCTACACCGTAGGTGGACTCCAAAAATGGGGTAATGACACGCCTGTACCAAAATGGGCTGTAATGCTTCTAAATTATCGCTACGCGTACCACCAAACTGTATTACAAAGAGGGAGAAAGTAATGAGCACTGTAGCAATAGCTAAAGCAATTGTTCGTAACGGACACTCCTACATACCTGATGCTTATAAATTCCATCTGGGTATGTTTGAGGAAATCAACGACCTCATACCCTTTGAATGCAAGCTGGAGAAGGACTACTTCAGGAAAGGTGACTGGGTAATAACCTGCCCTGAAATCATGGAAGGTATCCACAATGCCTTCTGGGCTGGGCAAGGATGTGACTCATCAGTAGAAGTCGGTAACCCAACACAATGGATGGATGCGTGGCAACACGAACGTAATCCAACATGGAGGAAGTGATGAACAAACAAGTATTGGAAGTATTGGAAACCCAAATCACCGAGGTCATTGGGATGCTGTCACTGGCAACATACAGCGCTGAAGATGGCACCACAAGCGATGAAATCTACTGGATCACGCAAGCCACTGCACGACTGATTGGCTTGAAGAAAGGTCTGGAGATTGTCATCAAAAACGCACCAACAACTAACGAGGTACACGATGAAGCAATCAAAGGAAGAACGTCGAGTGGCAGCCTTGGAACGACTCAAAGCGAGCATATTCGATAAATCACGAGCCCATAGAATTGGTTCGTTAACCCGTGAAGAGTGGCAGGTACGCAAGGATGCTGATATCAGCCACTTGGAGGAATACAACCGTGGCAGGAAAAGCCCCTGAATGGAACGAGGAGTACTCACAAACGCTCCTAGAACGTCAAATCCGTGAACAATGTGAAATACACGGATGGGCAACAATATCTACTGCAAACCCACTGGATATCCTGATTCTTGAAGAAGAAGAGGATGACTACAACATCAAAAAGAGAGCTATATCATGACAATTGAAACTGTACCATCGTTCGTAAACGCTGCCATTACCTCAAACAGCAGCAAGAAATCAACCTATGGCAAGGTCACTGTCTTGATCGAGGAACGTAACGAAGCACATTTTGCCAACCGCATCGGAGGCGCATGGGCCGCACTGGTCACAAGCCGTAGCAACCTGCGCATCCTCGATCTGGAGGACAATGGTTCCAGAGTCAAGGACATGCCCATAAAGCCTGAGATGTTCCTGTCTCTGTGTCAATTCCTGCTCAACCAAGCGTGCTGGGCTGCTCGTCGCTACATCCGGGCAAAACAGGAAAACGCTGATCAGGAAGCCATTCGTGGTATCACAGGCGTTGATTTCAGTCAGGATGTGGCTGCAGACCTCGGTGTCGAACCCATGGACATCGCTGGAATTATCCAAACCCTGGATTCTGACTTCATGGCCATGCTCCGACTGCACAGTGTCCTTGCATCGAAAATGAACTACCTGAATGACATCGAAGACCTGCACATGTACGTAGATCGCGAGCAGGAAGGCGAGATCTGGAGAGTAGTTGGCGTTGCTGATACCTTTGAGGACGCTACAGCCATCATGGATGAAGTCCTGTCCAAGATGAATGAACGTCAGGATAAGGAGCTTGTAACCGACATGGCTACCACTGACTTCACTGAGGCCCCTAACGAGCGCGACGAAGAGAGGCGAGAAACAGCAGCAGCTTAACCGCCCGAGACCTGAGCAAGTCTGAAAAAGGCTCAACTTCAACTCATGGAGAGGAGACCACAATGAAGATGATGCGGAGAGACACCGCGCCCGAGAGGCAAGTAACAAAAAACACCATATCCCATATAGATGGGATCGGCTCCGGCCCTACACGCTCACCCATGACAAATCACTGCTTGCAGATGCCACAATATGGGGGACACGATAGAGGCTGGCCAAGCCAAACTAACGACCTGAATATGTCGTAATCAACTAATCTGCAAGCCGACTTGCACTATAGATCGGATAGCACCTGAACATGTGTGAATAAATAAACTGTTCATTTTCTATGCAACGGAGAACTGGGGAGTTGACACACAATGGCTAAACTAGGACGACCAAAACTACACAAGACTGCAAAGCAGAGAAATGCTGAACGAGCAGCCAAATACTCCAACATCTCGGTATCAAAAGCACTACGAGATGAACTCAATGAATATTGTGAACGCTTAAGTACTTCACTGGGCGTCCAACTCACTATCACACAAGGACTGACATATCTGATTAAACAGGGAACTGAGGAAATCAGGAAGAAAGATTGACACACACTGCAATAAGCCTATACTAATTGTAAGTTGTTGATTTACAACGAATCCCTCAAAAAAGCGTTACACTTATTACACTTTGTTACACTTCTGAAATCCTCTAACCCACTGATTTCAATGGGTTATTACGCTTATTACACTTATTACGCTTTCTCACATACTATATGGGACATTTTACTTTATTCACTTTAATATAAACTATATCTCTATATAGAGTATTATAAGTGTAATAAGTGTAATAAGTGTAATAAGTCAGTATCTATGCGGTCTGTAGCCGTTACACTTTTTTTTCAAAGTGTAATAAGTGTAACGCCCTTCACATCCATCACTCACCGGGTGTAAGCTGGTGAACCACCACGGGCCAACAACAATAAAGGATTTATCGATGGATATAACATTCCTGCAAGCCCGCATGGCTCTCCAGAAAAGATTTGATGACCAAGGCAAACACTCCTACCCACAAGCTTACGAATTCACCTCGCACACAATACCGATAACTGACCTGAAATCCTTCCATTACATGATCACCTCTCAAGCAGGGGTAGGTAACTGCCTGCTCAAGGGCAAGGTAACACGCGCTCTGGACAATGAAAGCCGTGCGGGTACCACAGACAGGGATGAACACACATGGTGGCTGTGCCTCGATGCAGACGGCATCACAGGCATTGCTGATGCAGACCAGTTTATGAAAAGACTGGGATTAAGCGGCTACTCCTACATACTCCAGTGGTCATCCAGTGCATTCCTGTCCAAAGACGGCATCACTAACACTGATTTCAACGCCCATGTCTTCCTCTTCCTCGACAAACCTGTATCACCCCACCAATTAAAGCTCTGGCTGAAGCAACAAAACTTCAAGGCCTTCAAAAACGACTTACAACTGACTGCATCAGACATGGCACTGCGTTTTGGGCTCGACATCACCACCTGCCAGAACGACAAACTGCTGTTCATAGCACCACCGGAGGTACACGCACCCTACGAAGACACCCTCATAAACAAACGAATCACCTACCATCAAGCCGAAAACGACGAGGTGCCAGCAGCAATTTTCAACCTCGACGCACTAGACCCTGAGAAAATACAGAAACAGGAGCTGGACATCATAAATGAGCTGCGGATGGCTAAAGGACTGCAGAAAAAACGGGCCACCAGCTTCAACCTCAAAGGCACAACAGTCGCATACCTACCTAATCCAAGTACAGCCAAGATCACAGACACCAAGGAAGACCGGGGATTTACCTACTTCAACTTTAACGGTGGGGACAGCTGGGCCTACTACCACCCAACAGACAATTACGAATACATCTACAACTTCAAGGGTGAGCCAACCTACCGTACTGCCGAACTACTTCCTCCATACTACAAATTCAGGCATCAGGAGGAAGGACTTGAACGTGCCAACGGACGCAAAGCCATTGGCTTCAGAGGAATGCAGGACGGAGCGGTATATAACGGCTTCCATGATGAAGAAACCGACGAGATTGAGCTATTTATGGCGAGGCGCTCCGCCGACGTCATCATCT